CCCATTTAACTATAAACCCATCATTAACTTTAGCACTACTACTCCATTGAGTAACAATATTAGTTACATTAACATTTAGGTCTTTATCGGAATGATATGTAAAGGTTTGACTAGCCGAAGGATTTATATACCAATTACCACCCCCAATATTTGATCCTGAATATGAAGCTGTAACTCCGGCTGCAAAACTACTACTCTTCCAAGCAACCCCATTAGCAAAAGTTCTCCATTTCCAACTTACGCCATCCGTAGAAATAGGTTGATCAAGATATTTTCCAGTACCCATACCCCAAGCCCCAGAGACGGCATATACATAAGCTTCATAATCAACGTTAATGCTTTGAGCAGTAGCTATAAAACATTTAAAAGTAGCATTCCAAGCAGAATTACTTACATAGGTATTAAATACACTATTAATTTCGTCTTGATTAAACTTTACTAAATATCTAGCAACCTGAGCATTAGTGTTAACTGCAAAATTTAAATTAGATATATCTAATATTTCGTCTAATCCGGTATTCATCTGTGGAAACAGAGAATACATTGTAGCATCTTTTTCTGGGAAAATTTTATATACGGCCATTGTCTTATAAGTTTACTACTCTACCCTGAATATCAGTATTGAGATATTTTACTTCGAAAATCATGGGATCAATCGAAGGATAAACTACTTCATTAATTGTAGCCCCTGCTATATCATATGCATATTGTGAATATCCTAGAGCTGTTCCTACTTTATTTGATATAGTTACTATTTTAACAGTTTGAACTCCTTCAATAGCATCTAAAAGAATATATAAATCTCTTAAAATAATAGGTTCATTAATTTGCCAGTTTTTAATAGCAAAAAAGTTTTGTAAAGCTAAAATACATTTAGTAAGTACTTCATTTGAATTAAAGTTAGGTAATACAATTATATCAAAATTAACTCCAATATTAATTATAAACGCATCTTTAATACTAATAGAATCGTTTACCATTCTGTATTGAGAAAGATAGGTAGATAAGTTTTGTTTAAGAGCTACTGAAGCTGTTCTTAGCTTAGAGGTATTATCAAAAGAAAGAACATACAGATCAAGTATAGAAGCGGCAGCTCCGGAGGCTACAGATTGTGCTTTAGTGGGTTCAATATATGCTTTAGATATTACTCCATATTTAGCAGGTAAAGAAAGTGCTCTAACTAAATAGTCATCTTGGGTTACGTTACGTAATTGAGTAGCAAAATTTGCAGAAGCATTTTGTCTAAGTTCCTCAGTTGAATCTCCATCACCCCCACCATCAGCTGCTTCTAAATTATTAATACCTAAAGTTCCAAATATATAATTAGCTACATTAGCGGTTAAATTAGAATTTAAAAATTGAATATTACCACTTGTAATTGAGGTAATTGTGTTAGCCGGAACATTAGCTCCTACCCCACCTCCAGTTAAATATCTTACTACTAAAGTAGTATTAGAGGGGGCAATTCCATAATTTCGGGTAAAAGTAAAATTAGAGGGTGAGAAAGCTGTTGTAAGTTTATCTACCTCAAATGGTAAACCTAAACCAACGTTATCGGGGTTAGGTAAAATTTCTTCATCTGTATCGTTAGCTGTACCTGCTCCAAATTGTAATTGAAGAGTAGTACTATCTAAAAAACGAGAAACAAATCTCCTTTGAACTTGTTTTAGTTGTAAAAGATAAGGAGTATCACCTTGATATTGTGATAGGTTAGGATCGTTTACATTAGTGTTTTTAATAGAATCAAACACAGTATCTTGAGCTAAATAATCTACTTCATACCAGGTATCTCCTGTATTATTATCTTTTATATCTAAAATACCTACAATATTAGGAGAAGAAATTTCAACCGTATCAAATTGTTGGGGAGTACCAAATGAAAATGTTGTAGTATTAATAGTAGAGGATATAGCCTTACGGGTTTTCTTTAATAGAAAATATTGAATATTGTTACCCCCCGTAGTTTCATATACAGTTACCTCGGTAGGATCACCTGAAGAAGAAACACTAAAGTCTACTGGGTCCTGAATTATAAAAGAAACACTTCCTGAAGCAGTAGAAGTTACAGTTGTATTAGCAGGAATAAATAAAGCATAACTAAAATCTGGTGATTGGGAACCAGGGGAGCCCATAGCGGGGACTTGTTGATAAAATCCAACATTAACAGTAGCCACTTGAGTTACATTTGGTTTATAACTAAACATGTAAGCCAACTCATATAAATTATTAGTTTGGCGAGCATACTGTAGGTATGTTTCTTGGATTTGATTATCTAAATAAAAAGACATAACATCACCTACATAAGCTGCCATTTCCATAAACATCATACCAGGTGATGTTGGAGAAAAGTCATTATAGGTTGTGGGGAAATAAGTGCGAGCATAGTTAATTAAACTTGCTCTTAACTCAGTAAAATCCTTATTTAAATATTGTATATTGCGTCTTACTGCCATTAGTCAAAAGTTATTTGTATTTCATCTGATATAACTGTATCCCGTATTGTATATTTAAGAATTACAGTTATAGAATTATATTCTGGGTTTTGGAAGATTTCTAATTGACTAACTATAACACTAGAAAAGTATTGATTAAGTTGAAATTGAATTCTTTCTTTAAGTCCCTCTAAATTACCATTTGTTATTTGTTCAAAAATAAAATTTCTCAACCCAGCCCCAAATGTAGGGTTAAGATATCTTTCTGGGGGATTAGTTAGAAAAAAGTTTAATAAGTTATTTTTAACAGCAGCTTGAGTTGTATATGTAGAATAAAACACTCCGGGAGCATCAAAAGGTATAGCTACACCAACAGCCGTTCCTGGCTTAGTGTCAATTGGAAATATCTTTTGTGCTCCGAATGCCATTATTTGCCTCCTTTCATTAGGCCCATAATCATATCTAAACCAACATTACCTGCTGGTAAGGAAGATCCTTCACCTGATGTGTTCATACCTGGGGCTACTTGTAGGGTTGTTTGGTTTATACCTGCTCCTCTAGCATCAGCTGAATTAAATGAGAGAGTATCTTGTCCTCTTCGCATATCTCCCATAATACTTTCCATCATAGCTTTTCTTTCAGCTGTGGGTTTTAGTGGGGTTTGAGTTGTGTCTGTATTAGATGTTACAGGAGACATTTGATAAGTTTCCTGGATTGGCAATTTAGGAGCACGAACTGCTTCTAAAAGGATATCTTTTAGTTCCTCTTGAATAGCTTCTCTAACGGCTTCTTTAATAAATGATTTTAATTCGCTGGGTTTCATCTGTTATAAATATTGAAATTAAAAGGGTTTTAAATTATCTCTGTCAATTATTAGCTTAAGTTCATCGATTAATGTTTGTCTGTTTGTTGTAAAAGATAAAGGAGTTTCTAATAGTGGAATACCCCCTTGATTTAAAGCTATAGCTTTTATACGATTTACAGTAGGGCTAAAAGGTACTTCCTCTATTGTAAAAGTAAATCCTTTATAAGACCCATCGTTTACATCTGCTTGAGTTTGACTATTAGCAGTTTGTATTATAGTATCTGATAAGGAATCTAAAGTTAGATTGGGACCACATAACTTAATTAAATCATCTAATTGATTTAAAGAGTTAACTATTTTATTAATAATAGAAGTAACTACAGCTACTGGGATTGCTGTGGCATTAATGCTTCCCGAGTTTTTCTCTAATAAAGGTAAAATCTTATCGTCAATAGTTTCTAAATCATTTAAAGTTGCTGGGATAGCTCCGGGTAAAGCAAATGTAATTAATTTTGCAGCTGCTGAAATTCCTATCTTAGCTGTTTCAACTGTGGATAAAAGGTTTTTTAAAGTGTTAGTTATATCTTGTAGACCCCCAATACTAAAATTTAAAGTACTTAATTTGGTTCCAATTGAGTTAAGTTGACCTACTATATTATTTCTAGTATCTAATAATCTTTGTAATTGATCAGGTGCAGGGCAAAATTGTTGTTTTAAAGCATCTATTTGTTCAGGTGAAGTAGCTGCTGCTTTTGCGGTTTCAAACTCACCAATAGCATATTCTTGAGCTAAAGATGTCAGTTTAGGTAAAATAAGTTTTATAGTCTGTTTACCTAGATTTAAGATACGTTGTCCAAATTTAGCTTTACCTTTAAGTTTTAATTCATCTGGGATACTTTGTTCAACTATAGTAGAATCAACTTGCTGCAATTGAGTGTTTTCTTGAGCTTGTTGTCTAGCAGCTGCTTCTTTTTGTCTTTGTTGTTCTATTTGTTGGGGGGTGGGTGCAGGAGTTGGAGAAATAAATGTTCCTACTTCTTCAACAATTGTTGGGTTAGGATCGGGAAATCCAAGAATTATACCCCTAGCTATTAATCTATCATCCTGAGTTAATGTAGGTCGGCCTTTTTCAATTAAAACCCCTTCAGAATTTAATAAAACTGCGGTGTTTAATGGGCCCACTCTTTCAAAGGTAATAAAATCACCATTTGATAATTTAATATATGGAGGGGTTATAGCCATTATACAGTTTTTACAGAATTAGACATTAAACCATTCAACTGAGTTAACAGATTAGTAATAGTAATATTAGTTAATGCCGCTTGAGTATTTGTAGGAGCTAATGGAACACCTGGGGGAACACCTACTTGAAGTGATAATATGTTAGTTAACGTCGCTAATTCTTGTAGTAGTGTCTGTAGTAGATTTACGGTAGACTGACCAAGTAGAACCGGTTCAGTAGCGTTTTTAGACCCAAGATATACATCACCCGCCTGCAATGTTACAGGACCTGTTGTATCAAAATTAATAGATTCAACAGCATTTAAGTTAATAGATTTTATTGAACTTAAAAGTAAATGATTTTCGGTTGTGTTAAATACTAGGCGACCTGAATTTAGAATTATTTGTTTTCCTGCGTATTCATTAGGTCTAGCTGGGGGATTACTGGTATAACTAAAATAATCGTTTATACTAGAGGCCTTTAAAGGTATTTTTTGGGTACTTGTAAAATATATAGAGGTATCATCATTATTGATATCTTCTATAGTGGGGACCCATCCTTCATCTGTTTGATTACCTTGCCCATTACGGATTATAGTAATTGGGTCTCCGTTTTCTCCTGTTGAAGACCAAGTATTTGGAGTATTTTTTACTGTAGATCCTAATCTCATTGAATTACCCCATCTGCCTTCTATAATTTTATCTCCCTCAAAAGGTAAAAGAGGATGTATATCTCCACGTTCAACGAAGGTTTTACCTAAAAATATCTCAGTAGATTGATCAGTTACCCTTCTTACACTACCTAATCCAGTCTCAACATAATCTTTTTGTTGAGAAGGAGGGAGTATATTAGAGTTTTGTGGAAAAGCATTGTGGTGAGGGTGGTTCCAAAGACCTACAGTATTAATATAATAAATAGTTTTAGTAGTTGAAAACTCCCCAATATCAGTATTAGGTAAAGCTAATATATAAACTATCTCATTTATAAGGGGAAAAGATCTAAATGTAGGATCTAGGGGTTTAGCTGTGGGCAATAATTGATTACTGAGGTTAGGGGTAGCTACTGTTTCAAATTCAATAGTACCTAACGCGTTCCATCCCCCTAATTCTTCAAATCGAGGATGGGATTCATCTAAAAGTATACTTTTTATTCTACCAAAAGCTAAATTATTACCAGGTACAATAGAATTACGCTGGATTTTAGAGGAAGAAAATAAACCTTTACTTTTTAAAGCCATTACTCCTCAGATTTAAACTTACTTATCTCGTCAAGCAATTGTTGTTTTTCCTCGTCTGAAATACCTAACCCAGCATCAGTTGATTCGCTGTACA